AGCTGCCTTGCGGCAGCTTCCGGTGATAGATAATTTCTTTCTATCACAAGATTGTATCGGCTTCCGTCGATACTGTCTATCTTTAAAAGTCAATCACACAGGAGGTCTAACGACCATGTCATCAATTAAACGAACTCGCTCAAAGACTGAACCGACTGTTGTCAAGGACTTTGTCCTTAACCTCAACGGCTCTCCCATTGTAACTGAGGCTACAACAATGTCCACTGATGGTAAATCCATCACGGATGTTGTAACCCCAAATTATCATGAGAGAATAGCTTTAGGCGAAATCATTAATAATGACTGTGTGATTACTGGTGAGAAATTCGTAGCAACTAAGGGTAGTTATACCCAGGAGCATACGAATCCATTGGCCAATGCAAATTATGCCTCTTCTGGGGAGGGATCTACTTGTGTCTGGGCATCTGCTTTCGCAGATGAACATTCACTCGATCCTCTTCCTGAGAATATAGGCTATAATTTAACTGACCTCATAACGGCGGCAAAAGCATCTGCCATCGCTAATATGGACCCACCTGACTTTCAATTTGCGGAAGATGTTGGAGAGATCAGGCAAACATTGCGTTTGCTTCGTGACCCTCTAAGATCTGTTCGTGATCTATCCAGAGAATTCAAACGTTCTTCAAGAAAGAACATGCGAAAATCTTACTCTCGTAACAAAAAGGGTAAGACGAAGGCCGAACGTCAGGCTGAAGCAGTTGCTTCGACTTGGCTCGGTTATCGCTTTGGATTTAGGCCTCTCATAAGTTCGATTTCGAACCTATACGTTGCCTTAAGTGATCAAAAGATTCGTTTCCTACGCAATACTGCGCGTGGATTCGAAAATTATGAACACTCAGATTCACAAGCTGTTTCTACTAGTGCGTCTTCATATAACTGGAATTTCCAGAATGAAATGCGCTCTAATGTCTCAGTCCGCGCTGGCATCCTTTACGAGAACCCTTCGGTTCTCGATGATTGGCGCCAGAAATTTGGTTTCCGTAATCAGGATCTTGTTAGAACTGCCTGGGATTTATTCCCTTACAGTTTTATGATAGATCGTGTGGTTAATGTTGGAGATGGCATAACTGCCTTCGCTAACATTAGCAATCGGGATTTAAAGATATTGGCCGCTTGGTACACTATCAAAACGAAAAGAATAGACAAAGTGTCTTATCTTGGTCGTGATGATGGTACCGATTGGTCATTTACCTCCACTCCTAGCTACATGGAGACTCAAAAAGAGTCTTATGTTCGCGAGACGTGGACCCCAACTGTTTTCGACGTCGTCCCTCCGGTAACACCGGCGGGCCTCATCGAAGACGCAACTAAAACGGCTGACCTTGTGTCGCTTATCATCGCAAATATGCGAGGATAGCACTTCTGGCCAATTAACCCGAGGAATTTTCCTCATAGGAGTCAATTATGACAAGCCTAGCTAGTATTGCACCAGAGACTGGTGCAACCGTTTCTTCTACCGGTGGTACTTCCGATCCAATCGGAGTACTTGGTAGCGACTTCAACAACCTACGTGCTCATTATCCGGCCGACGCAAACAACGTCGCCCGTACAGTGAGCTTCACGGTAAAGCGGCCAGTAATATCGGCCACCGCACCGGGTGGGTATACTCAAGGTCGACGTACCGTGTTTTACCAAAAGCCAAAAATCTTGGACAATGGTGCACGAACCGTCGATACAATTAAGTTTGAGATGGCTTGCGATCCAGAAAATACGGATGCAGAAATCTCACTTATGTTTGAAGACTTTAAGCAAATACTGGTTGATTCTGAAATCGTAGATTTCATTACCGATCAGCAAGTGTCTTAGGGTCCTCACTTTGAGTAACTGTGAAGTGATTCGTATGCGCGATTTGAATTCAGCAAGTCTTGCTGTTATTCTTCTCGTGATAGGGATCACTGTCAGTGGTTGCTTTTTATCTTTAAATCAATTGGAGATTTCCGATGATTATCGACAAAAAGAAGAAACGAAAGAAACAAACAACGTTCTTTCATCCCGATGAAATCTCAACTCGGATTTCGGAGGAAACGATACGTGACCTGAGGGCACCTCTACAGATGTATGGTGTCCCACAGTACGCGCTCGAACCATTTCTTGTTCTTCAACAAACTGCCATACTCAAAAAGTATAACAGTTTGCAGAACACAGGTGATAGTGATTTGTGTCGAGATGCAGCCTTGAAGAAATTCATGGCTGTAAATAAACACATGACCAACTTTTCAGAATCAGGTTTGAATCTACCTGATCTAAAAGCTGACAATCACTACCGATCTCAAGTTCTAAGATCGGCCCGTTCTATTATTAGAATGGTTCTCACTCCTATGGAGGAAGATGAATATTTCTCTAGATGTAAAAATTCGTCTGGAGTATCCCGCGGTGTTCCGTTTGCAAAAACGGAAATCGAGGGAAAATTCACCTTTCCTATTACAGGAAATGAGCGCGTAGAAACGCTTGTAACGAGGTATTTGCAGTTTAATCCTTTTTTAGCTGCGTCGATAGAAGAATTCAATCGACAACAGGAGAATCATTCTCCTAAATATCTCAAAACAAACGAGTCACGAGCTACTACAGTCCCTAAAAACAACAAGATCGATCGTTTTATATCCATTGAACCTACTTGGAATATGTTTTTCCAACAAGGTCTCATGGAATGTATGTACGATCGTCTAGCTGCTTTTGGGTTGGATGTGCGATTTTTACCTGATATACAAAAAGAGCGAGCCCTGAAAGGTTCGATAACGGGACAGTTGTCCACGATCGATTTCAGTTCCGCTTCTGATTGTATGTCTTATGACCTAGTTAAGTGGTTGTTACCACCTGACTGGTTTCATCGTCTAGACAGAGTAAGATCTTCGAAAATGGACCATAATGGTTCATTAGTAGATCTTGCTATGTTCTCGACAATGGGTAATGCGGTTACTTTTCCGCTTGAAACGCTCATCTTCTATAGCATGGCGGCTGCCGTTGTCTACCAGGATAGTCTGACTGAGGGTCATAAACTCTCAGTCCTCCCAACGCGAAATGCGTTGAAGAAGGTGACTGTTTTTGGTGACGATTGCATCTTGCCGACAGATTCTGCGGCCAACTATGTCTCCATAATGGAGTCCGTTGGTTTTATCGTAAATAAGGAGAAATCCTTTTACGATCCAGAACCTGGCTTTAGAGAATCCTGCGGAGGAGATTACCTCCGAGGATTTGACGTAAGGCCTTTTAGTATCAAGGCCCCCACCTCAACTGCTAGGTCAAGCCTAGAGCCTTGGCTCTATACAACGTATAATAAGATTCTTCCTGTCTTGAGAAAGACTAGAGGAAATCTAAGATACTTGTATGAGTCAAAATCTCTTGACTTGTTTTGGCAGTTGTGTTCGCGCTACCAGATTAAAATCAAGGTAGTGCCGAACTATTTTCCTGATGATGCAGGTCTCAAAATCTTCGATGATATCGATCGATTTAGAGCCTGTTATCCACAGGCTACTTTTAGCAAAGTAGCCGTGTCTTCTCAGGGATGGTTTCAATTCAATTACTGTAGATTTAATTATCGACAGTCAGAGCTGAAATCACCTGAGTTGCGCTACGCCGAAAAGTTACGGGAGGTATCCCTTCGACTAAGTACGCGTGGTGTTGCGGACGCTCTTTCAGAGCGTTTTAAGGTTAGGAAGAATGGTGGCTATGTAATAGCTAAGGCAACTGTTCAAAGTTTTGATCAGATGTTCAACAAATTACGAGGCTTCTAGCCGAGTTCCCGATG